TCTGTGTCATACCGACGACTGTATGACAAAGTTCGTACACGATAACTGTACGACTATTCTTCTGGAACAGCACGACATCCCGTGGAAGGAAGACGTGACTACCTTCTACTGTTGCCCCGACGGGATCTTCGTTCGTACTCTGAACGACTGGAACTTCGAGTACGCTATGGGAATGGATGTGATTCCCAGCCGCATGAGGACTCAGTTTGGAAACTGGTTCTTCTACTCGTCATCTATCAAAGTCATTCGAGACTATCTTCATATTTTTGGGATAAATACTCCGTAGTTATTATGGAGGATACGTGAAGATACCGACGATGATCAAGAACGTGGGCGATACCGGCGAGCGTATCGTCGTTCGCGGAGAAGTAGACGGCCGAGTACTATTCTTTAACTATCTCGATGACGGCGACTGTGTGATCGAGAATATGAAGCCCGGTATGCGGCTTGTGGTAGAGCTTGAAAAACAATGACTGATATCGTATTCATCGTAGACGGGTTTGATGAGCAGGGAAACATCATCACCGCAGCAGATCGTCTAAAGGCCATCTCGAAAAACTGGCAGCCCAATCTCTTTGATAAGAACAAAGAGTACTACCAGAAGTTCACCGGAAACAAGATTAAGTTTGCCGCTCTCCACGAGATCGAGTCTTTCGATCCCAACAAGTGTTACTTGTATTTCATTCCCATGAACGACTGGCACTGCACTGCGCAGCAGTTCTTCTTCTTACTGGATAAAGACACACTTCGACGCTTCGCAGAAAACAAAGTAGGATTCTATTTCTGCCAAGACTTCGAGATGTATCCGAATCTAAACCTGAGCTACTTCGGTAGTTATCTGGCGTGGGTACGTCTTATTAGAGACGCTCATGCGTTTCCACAGATTCCTATCTACTTCGCCATGTGCGCCGAGCTGGAACCTAGATTGAAGTTTGCGCTGCGACGTGCCTTTGGCGCCGACGCTCGGTTTGTCAACAGCCCACTTCTTACCGTCTTCTCGCGGGAAGAATTGTCTAAGAAGTTTCTTGCCAAGGGCGTGCAACTTAATGTGGCCGAGATAGTTAATGACTATCTGAATAAAGATAAGAAGAAGCTATACATGGCATTGACACGTGATCCGAAGTATCATCGTCTGACCATGATGCACGGCTTGCGAGCTCTGGATCTACTAGACGACGGCTACGTCTCTAATCTAATCGTTCGGCCGCAGAGTCCCGAAGCAGTGGCGGCTAACCCAAGTGAGTATGCCAAGCTGGTAGTAAACGACATGAATCAGGGTTTCATGCCGTTCATGGAAGTAGACTCTCTGCCAGATGATTTGACTCCGGGCATCTATCACGGCATCGGCGGTGACATTCCGTTCGACGCGATGTCGTCTTCCTGTTTCGATCTTATTCAAGAGACCGCCACTCGCTATGACGTGACTGAGCCGGTAGTAGACATGGCGGTGGTGACAGAGAAGGCCATTAAGAGTCTATTATTTGGGCGGCCGTTTCTGATGAACGGCGGTCCAGGCTGTCTTCGCGTCCTTAGACGCTGGGGATTCAAGACGTTTAACTATCTGTTCGACGAGAGTTATGACGACAAAGATCATTTCGTCGATCGCCAGGAGATCATCGCTTCTAATATCAAGAGATATAAGAATCTTCACAGTGACGTCATGGCTATAGTTCGTGAGAACAGAGACGTCCTAGAGTACAATTCTAGACGAGTCATCGAGTTTCCTTTGGAAGAAGTACTGTCAGACGCGATTTTGAATCCCTGGATGTGAAAATAATAGTGTACATCGGCCCTGGATAGGGATATAATTAGATAGTGGGCAGTTAGTTGAGCCCAGTAATTGACGTCAATCAATAGGAGACTACATGAAGAAGTTTGCTTTTATCGCAGCGGCTGTTGCTGCACTCGCGCTGGCCGCTCCGGCTGAAGCTCAGGAAGCCAAGCAGATGAACTGGTTCGCCGGTCCGACTGTCGGCTCGACCTGGACTCAGGGCTCGAACCTCGGCTTCAACGGCGGGTACCAGATCAATAAGTACTTCGCTGTCGAGGCGAACTACGATCACGTGTTCAACCAGTGGGGCAATGCTCCGATCGATCTGATGACGGGCAACCTGGTTCTGGGCTATCCGATCGCCAGCACGAAGCTGACGCCTTATGTTCTGGCTGGCCTGGGTTACCAGTTCCAGTGGAATGCTAACCAGGGCGTGTTCAACGTCGGTGGTGGCACGAAGATCTCTATGGCTAAGGACATCGACATGGACGTTCGCTATCGCTACGTTCAGGGCATGTCGAACCAGCAGAACGAGAACATCGTCAGTGTTGGCGTAGGGTTCAAGTTCTAATCGGAATTGCGGAGGCGTAGTTCAGCGGGAGAACGCTGGTCTGTCTAACCAGAGGTCGCGGGTTCGATCCCCGTCGCCTTCGCCATTTCTAGGAGTTTATTATGTACGCGCAAGATGATTTGACTGATAAGATTCACGAAATTGAAAACTCTGACGGGTTCAATTTCATGAATGCTCCAGACATGTTTACGTATGTCGAGTGGGTATTGACCGGTGCTCTACTTCCAGAGTATAAGTATCAGCATCTTGCCGATGAGGGTATTCAGTACAACTATTAAGGATCCGTAGCTCAACTGAACAGAGCACCTGATTACGAATCAGGAGGTTGAAGGTTTGAGTCCTTCCGGGTCCTCCATTTTGGCCGCTCTGGTGTAGTTGGCCTGCACGCCGGTCTGAAGAGCCGGAGGTTCTAGTTCGATGCTAGGGGGCGGCGCCATAATGTTAAAGTTCATCACATACGTAATAGTAATTTTTATCATGATGGCATTCTTTGGATTTCAGTCCGGTATCGTCGAGATCAAGAATCCAAATAGAGTTCCATACGATAAGACCAAGTACTGGTCTGTAGAAGATTAAGGACCCGTAGTTCAGTTGGTTAGAACGAGCCGCTCATAACGGTTATGTCACAGGTTCGAGTCCTGTCGGGTCTACCACTTTTTTTCTTCAGAGTTAAGAAATGTCGTATAAATGGGTGTACATTATCTAACTTTGTTGATATAATAGTTAGAATAGAGTTTTTGCTCAGTTAGCTCAGCGGTAGAGCGTCTCGTTTACACCGAGAATGTCGGCGGTTCAATCCCGTCACTGAGTACGGGCGGTTAGCTCAGCTGGGAGAGCACCTGCTTTGCAAGCAGGGGGTCATCGGTTCGATCCCGATACTGTCCACCATTTTGGCGGGTTAGACTGGAGAGTCCAGCGACGGTCTCATAAACCGTTGTACATCAGGTCAGACCTGGTACCCGCTACCAATTTTATGTGGGCGTGGTGTAGTGGTAGCATACGAGATTGTGATTCTCGAGGGATGGGTTCGAACCCCAAGCTCACCCCAATTTTGTAAGAGTTAATATGTTAATCGGTGAAAGTGATATGCCATGGTATTGGCGATTAGTTGTTAATACATTAGTAATTATTGCATTTGTTATTATGTGGTTTGCTGAGAAATTTAGAAAATAGAGCCAGTATAGCTCAGCTGGGAGAGCAAGCGGTCGATAACCGCTAGGTCGGTGGTTCGAGACCATCTACTGGTACCAAGTTCGGATAGGTGGTCGAGTGGTTTAAGGCGCCGGTCTTGAAAACCGGAGGGTGTAACAGCCCCGTGGGTTCGAATCCTACCCTATCCGCCAAACTTGGATCTGTGGCTGAGTGGCCTAAAGCGGCGCCTTGCTAAGGCGTTGGGTGTAACAGCCCCGTGAGTTCGAATCTCACCGGATCCGCCAAGTAGTTTATGCCTCGGTGGTGGAATTGGTAGACACACTAGAAATAGTAGACATATAAATATAGTCATGGAGGAATCTATGACTATAGAAGAGGCAATAAGTTCTAGTAAAACAATGGCGCAGGCAGCACTATTATGTGATTTGCCATTCTCTACTTTTAAGAGAAAAGCTCATGAGCTTGGTTTATATAAACCTAATCGCGGCGCGAAAGGAACAAGTAAGCCATTTACAAAAAATGGTTATGGTGAAAGATTAAAGATTGAAGATATTTTGAATGGTAAACATCCACAATATGGAACCGACAAATTAAAGAAACGATTATTAGAAGAAGGATTTCTCGAACTCAAATGTATTGATTGTGGTATTGTTGATACATGGAATGGTAAGCCAATAATTCTTCATCTTGACCATATCAATGGTAAATCTACTGATCATAGATTAGAAAATTTAAGATTACTATGCCCGAATTGTCATTCACAGACTGATACATATTGTAGAGGTAGTAATAGAATTAAGCCGACGTAGCCCAATGGTAGGAGGCACACGCCTTAGGAGCGTTACAGTGTCAGTTCGAATCTGACCGTCGGTACCAACTGCGATCATAGCTCAACCGGAGAGAGCATCAGACTTCTAATCTGAGGGTTGAAGGTTCGAGTCCTTCTGATCGCGCCAATGTCCCGTTAGTTTAATGGTAGAACACTTGATTTTCACTCAGGTAGCAGGAGTTCGATTCTCCTACGGGGTACCATATTCACCCTTGGTGTAGCGGTAGCACGCATGGCGTTGGACCATGATGGGCCGGGTTCGAATCCTGGAGGGTGATCCATTAAATATCAATACGGCGTGACACCGGGTGGTGGGGAGGCCCTTATAAAGCCTTTAGCAGTGGACTACTGTTTCTTGAGAGTTCGAATCTCTCCGCGCCGACCAAATTGTGTAGGTACCAGAATGGCTAATGGCTCGGACTGCAAATCCGGTGTTTGTGAGTTCGATTCTCACCCTACACTCCAAGCCCGCTTGGTGGAATAGGTAGACACAGGAGACTTAAAATCTCCTTCCAACGGAGTGCCGGTTCGAGTCCGGCAGCGGGTACCAATTCGGAGTATATCATGCAAGACTATGGCTATCTAAAACAAATGGCAAACGAGCTCGGCCGTCATGCCGAGATGAGTAAGATCGATGGAGCTTATACTGCTTCGGGTCAATTGATGTTAGACGCTTCGCACGCAATCAGAGGCATGATTCTACATAGTGATTCTCTTCTTGACAAGTTGATCAGCATCGAACACATCGTAGCTCAGGCTCTCAGGAATGAATAAGTGGACTCTTCGCTATCTTAAGATGGCGAAAGAAGTAGCCGGATGGTCTAAGGATCCGTCTACCAAAGTCGGAGCCGTAGTTGTCGGAGCCGACGGCCAGATCTTGAGTCAGGGCTACAACGGCTTTCCTCGAGGCATCAACGACGCTCAGGAACTACTAGACAACAGAGAGATCAAGTACCGTCTTACGATTCATGCCGAGATGAACTGCATCTACAACGCTTCTCTCTCGGGAGTTTCTTTGAAGGGTAGCAGCATCTACGTCTACGGCCTTCCCATGTGCCACGAGTGTACTAAGGGAATTATCCAGTCAGGTATCAAGTATGTCTACTGTGCGTATGACCCCGCTCTAAGAGAGAAGTGGGCCGAGTCTTGGGGCCACTCTCTTCTTATGTTCACCGAGCTCGGTATGCACATAGAAACTTTTAATGCGGATGAAGTAAAATAACAGTGTACAAACCTCCCGTCTTAGGGTATAATGGTCTTAAGATTGGAGATCGTCATGGACTACGTTGAGATTCAAATTCAGGTTTCGGGCATCTGGCAGACTTGCCGGTCGTGCCCGAATGACTCGCAGTATATTCTCTGCGAGATGAAGAACGTGAAGAATATCTACCCGGATCTTCGCGTTCGTGCAGCCGACAAAGACGGTCGTCTGATCGATATGCTGGGTTAATACAGGAGACTATATAGTATGAAGACTACCACGCAGAAGGCGAAGCTCGTTCGCTCACTCAAGAACGGTTCGGAGTTCACGGCTAACCAGATCGCTTCGCGATTCGGCGTCGCTAACCCGACTGCCCTGATCACGAACCTTCGCAAGGAAGGTTATGCGATCTACGCCAACGAGCGTACGAACAGCCTCGGCGAGACGTACACGAAGTACCGGCTGGGCACCCCGACTCGCCGTATGGCTGCTGTCGGCTACGCCTTCTGGGGCGCGTCGAGCGCGGGCCTGACCAAGTAAGCATATATATAGCTGAACGGTGATAGAGCGCGCAGGTCTCGGCCGTAAGTCGCGCTTTATTATTTTGTTCCGGAGTAGATCAGCGGTAGATCAGGTGACTGTTAATCACCGTGTCGTAGGTTCGATCCCTACCTCCGGAGCCAATGCTGCAGTAGCTCAGTTGGTAGAGCAGTTGATTTGTAATCATCAGGTCGTGGGTTCGATCCCTACCTGCAGCACCATTTTTTCGGAGTGTAGCGCAGCCTGGTAGCGCAACTGCTTTGGGAGCAGTGGGTCGGGAGTTCGAATCTCTCCACTCCGACCAAATTCAAGCATACCGGTTTACTGAACTTTTGTATAAATAGTCTGTCCGTTGGAGGGACTAAATATGCCTAAAGGTTTAGTAACCGGTACTGCCGGCAAACACTACCATAAAATGGTAGAATTGAATAGAAGTAAAAGAAAATCAAATGACGAGGTATTCGTTGAAAATTGTTCAATGTCTCGTCACCATGTTAAGAAAAGATTGATTGACGAACGGTTAATCCCTTATTGCTGCGCTTGGTGTGGCAATGATGGAAGCTGGAATGGCGAAAAATTAGTACTGCAGCTTGAGCATAAAAATGGCATAAGCAATGACAATAGGCTGGACAATCTATGTTTTCTATGTCCGAATTGTCACTCACAAACTGATACGTATGCTGCTAAAAACAAAAAGAATCCAGCTAGAATACCAAAATCTTATATCGATAAGAATGGCATTTTGAGGAATATCGGCGAAGTGTTACGGTAGCACGGCTGGCTCCAACCCAGCAAGCGTGGGTTCGACACCTACCGCCGATGCCAACTTAGTTGCGGTGCCATAAAATGAATCTCACAGCAGACGAATTTATTGAGCTTGAGAAACGACTGTGTCAGGTATATGGTTGTCATAAAGTCTATTTCAACCCTATGCCTGGACACGGTTATTGTATTCTTAGAGCTCGATTCGAAGATCCAAAAGTTTTCTATAGTTGGACTTCCTATAGCTGGAATGATATAAGGCATCTGCTTGCTGCTGATATGAGCAAACTCATAAATAGATCATGATGAAACGTCTATTAATATCTTGTGCAACAGCACTTATTTTCGGAGGGATTTGGTATGGCTTTAACAGCTCTACCAAGCCCTCCTCTTTTTCTGGATCGGTCGTTAACATCGCAACAACTGAAACTAATGACGTTGTTTATGACAAACCGTTAGAGCCATCTAATCCACTACAGAATTCTGGCCCACAGTCTTCAGCTATGCCGCTACAGTTTGCTGGACCTATTGTGGGACTAAACATTCTTACGTCTCCGATGTTTCCGATGCTGCTTAATGCTCCTATCGCAGCGGTTACAAACAATCCAGTGTTTGTAACGACATATAAGCCATCGATTCAGCAGTTTGCGTCTGAAATCGTGATGGACATCATCACCGATCAGATCTACAATTTGGTTCAGCAGAACTACGCAACTCCGCCTGTACAGAGTACTAATCCACCGGTTGTGTATAATCCATCTGCGCAAACTTCTATGAGTCCAAATTAGAATCTTCTGGCTATAAATAAAACCAAAAGTATAGGTGGTTTTATGCTTATATCAGAACACGTTCTCCACAATCTTTGCCCATACGCCAAGCCTGAGATTCTCAAAGGCGTCGTAGAAAGCTTCGAAAAACTAGCACCACAATTTGGCGTAACGACAGATCTTAGAATCTGCCACTTCTTTGCTCAGGCCGCAGTAGAGACGGATTGGTTCAAGACCCTGCAAGAATACGCCTCGGGTCGTGACTACGAAGGACGCACGGACCTAGGCAACACTCAGCCGGGTGACGGAGTAAAGTACAAGGGCCGTGGAATCTTTCAGACTACCGGCCGCGCCAACTATACGGCTACCGGTGTCAAGATGAGTCTGGACCTGGTCAATCATCCTGAGCTCTTGTTGGAACCAAAGAACGCCGTCATCTCGGCTCTGATCTACTGGCAGTCTCGCAAGATGAATGCGCTGGCAGATACCGATGACATCTATGCTTGCACGCGCGCGGTCAACGGCGGATACAACGGCTTAAACGAAAGAAAGAGAGCTCTAGAGGTTCTTAAGTCTACTATCGGCGGCACGTTCGTCGGTCCTAATAGTTCGATCGCCGAAGTAGAAAACGTGCAGATCATGCTTAAGATTCTGGGATACAGAGTAGGTGTGGTCGATGGTCTATATGGTCCTGCTACTGCTGCGGCGGTCAAGATGTTTCAGGGTGATAACGGTCTTCGCCAGACTGGCTTCGTAGAAGACAGCACTCTAAAGCTTTTAGAACAAAAGACCAATGAAAAGAAAAAAGAATAACAAGCACAATTATGATATTATGAGTAGTTGGATAGCAAAGTTTATAGCGATATGTACAGTAGTATTCTTCTTCGGTTATATCGGAGCGGTAACTTTCTATCCTGTATTTTGCTGCAATCATCCTATTAATATGGAGTTCGTCAATCTAGCGATCGGCTGGATCGGCGGAATCGCGACCGCAGTCATCACCTATTTCTTTGGTTCTTCTTCGCAGAGCGCGGAGAAGAACGAGTTAATCAATAAAGCTCTAAATAAAAATACGCCGCAGTCCATTAATTTGATTCAGAATTCGGATGTTGATAAGAAAGGCTCGTAGGGAAGATGTGGATGCTATTCTCGAGATAGAGAGAGCTTCGTTTGAAGATAACATGTTCTCTCGTAGAGCAGTGTCTTATCACATCAAGAATAACTTAGTACTCTGCGCCGAGGACGCCAGCCAGATAGTTGGTTATATCTGTCTGTCACCTCTTACAAAGAATAAGATCAGAAGGATCTATTCAATTGCAGTAAATCCAAAGCATCGAGAGAAGGGCATAGGCGAAGTCCTTCTCAAAGAAGCCGAGAACAAGTCCAAGGCCAAAGAAATAGTCTTGGAAGTAGACGAGACCAATTCTAGCGCAGTGGTGCTCTACTATAGACTTGGATATGTAGACTTCGGTAGATATGTAGGATACTACGGAAAGACCGACGCTATAAGGATGAAAAAAGTAATAAAGTAGTGTACATACCGTACGTCCTGGTGTATAATTAGGACTGTAACATGGAGTACGCTATGATCAAGGTCTCTTATACTGTTCGCGCCGATGACCGCATGGGCTACATGGAGGATGGAGAGAAGCGCTTCGCCTCGATGCCGGAGGTCTTCGACTTTCTAAAGCGTATTCGTGTCAATCATCGTGTCGAGGGCAAGATCCTTGTCGGCACGCCGATTGTAGAGGATGTTCAGGGTTAGTTCAGTTGGTAGAACGCCAGATTCTGAATCTGGATGTGCGAGGTTCGAGCCCTTGACCCTGAGCCACTATTGCTCGAGGCGTTTCTTGGCTGCGGTCAGAAACGCCTCGATGCTCTTATTCTTATTCGCGCAGACTTCTAGGTCAGTCTTTAGTTCGATAATGATCTGGGCTACTTGAATGTCGGTCAGTGTCTCTATGGGCGGAATCACTACAGTCTTTGGACACTCGAATAGAGACTTGTCAGGCATCACGACCATAGGCTTCTCTTTGGTCAAGAACGTAGTGCCGCAGCCACATAGAAGTAGCATCGATGAGAGTGCGAGGATGTTTTTCATTGGGCTATACTCTGAATCGTTCTCTTGAGAACTTCAGAAGAAGGTCTGTCCAGCTTCTTAGCTTCGTCAGAGTTAAGGAAGCTATTGATTCCTGATAGCTTCTTGTCAAGGTTTTGCTTAAACTGTTTTTCATTTTCTAATATTTGGTCTTGAACTTGTCTAAGATCCGAGAGTTTTTTGTCGATTTCCTTCTGGTCCTTGAGAAGCTGCTCCATCTGTTTCTGGTTAAAGTTGAGAAGGGCGCGGTCTTCGACTCTCCCCTCCCACCAGAAGTAAAAAGCAACAGCAGCCAAGCCAATAGCTACCCACTTACCGAATGGCCCAGTGAAGAAGTTCAAAAGGTTGTAAAGCAGTCCAATCATATGTATCCATCCTTTCATGTATTTATAAATAGCAATGCTGCGAAATTTGTACGAATTCCCGAGCATGCTATTAGGAATGCTGCTGCCATGATGGAGCAGATAGACGGCGAAACAGAGAATAGCTTTACCAGTATTCTCAATAAGATCGCCGTATTCAAGGAGGCAGAGATGACTCCGGTCATCCTGATGGATCCTACTAACTACACCGTGTACGTGGTGTCAGAGGAGACGCTCGGAAAAAAGTTACACTGAAGCCGTTTACATTTGGGGCTTCAGCACCTATATTATACCAGCGATGCCTAACGGGTCGCACTTACAACAACCTTGCCTAACAGGAGGTACTACATGAAGACTTATAGTTTTGATAGCACTTGGACTGATCTCATCAATACGATGTCCAAGAATATGATCGGCTCAGATCGTCTGTTTGAGTCTCTGGCTCAGACCACGGAAGCCGTGGCCAAAGCGGCCGTAACTTATCCCCCATATAACATCAAGAAGATCGACGACAACAAGTACGTCATCGAGCTGGCAGTAGCTGGCTTCAGCAAGCAAGACCTCGAGATTACCCTCGAGGACGGCAAGCTTATCGTGAACGGTAAGACTACTCTCGACACCGCCATCGGCGACGGGATCAACCAGACGTTCTTATTCAAGGGAATCTCTGAGCGCCCGTTCAAGCGAGTGTTTGCGCTGGCTGACACCGTAGAGATCAAGAACGCGGATCTCATCAACGGTCTTCTGAAGATCTGGCTCGAGAACGTCATTCCCGAGAGCAAGAAGCCAAAGAAGATCGACATCGGCGAAGCTCCGGCTTCGGAGAAGAAGCTACTAACAGAGGGCACAAAAGATGCTTAAGAGAATCCTTACCAAAGCATGGGACTACCTGACGATGCCGGGAGAGATCCTGAATCAGTCGCGCTATCTGGCGCAGTCCACCGACGTAGCGGACCTTGAGTATCGTATGCGAAAGCTTCAATACGCCAAGACGCGTTTCCAACACCTGTGATTGAAGGGGCTTCGGCCCCTTCTTTCTTATGTACATCTAATCCCTTTTGTTATATAATAGGCTAATGGCATTTTACACAAACTTCTTTAGTCGTGGCAGTCGTGTATACGTTCGTGGCTACAGCATGGGTCAGCCTTTCGAAGAAGTACACTACTACAAGCCTTATCTCTTTGTTCCCAGCAAAAAGGGTACGTATCGAACCATCGACGGCAAGTCGGTCGATAAGATCCAGTTCGATACCATACGTGACGCCAGAGACTTCGTAGAGAAGTACAAGGGCGTAGAGCAGTTTCAGGTATACGGATCTACTAACTTTCCATACGTCTACATCAATGATCGTTTCAAGGGCGACGTCGAGTATGATCCGTCGCACGTCAACGTAGTCACTCTGGATATCGAGTGTGACTCGTCTGACGGGTTTCCCGACATCGCCACCGCCGACAAGAAGCTCACCGCGATTACCATTCGTAAGCGTGGCAAGAGCGCAGTGTTTAGCTACGGCGACTTTCATACCGATGATCCAAACATCTTCTACGTCAAGTGTGACGACGAAGAAGACTTGATCAGGAAGTTCATCAAGGTATGGACTTCCCGTGCCTGGAAGCCAGACATCGTCACCGGCTGGTACATCGAGTTCTTCGACATTCCATACCTGATCAATCGCATCGCACGAGTCATGGATATGGACTGGGCTAAGAAGCTCTCTCCGTGGAAGATGCTCGATGAGCGCAAGGTCGAGTTCCGCGGCAAGGAAGTCCAGAGCTTCAATATCCCCGGCCTGGCAGTCCTCGACTATCACCAGCTCTATCGCAAGTTCAGCTACGCCAATCACGAGAGCTATAAGCTAGACTACATCGCCTCGATCGAGCTCGGCGAGAAGAAGGTAGACTACTCTGAATACGGCACTCTACACGACCTGTACCAGAAAAACTTCCAGAAGTTCATCGAGTATAACATCCATGACTGCGTACTTGTTGACAAGCTCGATGACAAGCTAAAGCTTATCGAGCAGGTCATGGCTCTGGCTTACGACGCTAAGGTAAACTATACCGACACCCTGACTACTGTGAGGTCATGGGACACCATCATTCATAACTTCTTGCTGAGCCGTAACGTCGTCGTCCCTCCGATGAAGGACAACCGCGGCTTCAACGGGCTGGTCGGCGGCCACGTCAAGGACCCGCGAGTAGGCATGCATAAGTGGGTGGTGTCATACGACCTTAACAGTCTGTATCCACACTTAATCATGCAGTACAACATCTCTCCCGAGACGTTCGTACGTCGCGTCGACATGCCCTCTATCGACATGCTCCTCGAGGGCGTCTGGGAAGCACCAGACAGGACTTTGGCTTATGCCGCCAACGGGTGCACGTATTCCAAGGACAAACAGGGCTTCCTGGCGGAGCTCATGGAGAAGATGTACGACGATCGATCGAAGTACAAGAAGATGTCGATCGATGCCAAGAAGAAGTATGAGCAGACCAAGAATGTCGAGGACCTGAAGCTAGTAGCTAGGTATCATAATCTTCAGCTAGCCAAGAAGATCCAGCTGAACTCGGCTTACGGTGCTCTGGCTAACGAATACTTCCGATGGTTCAACTTCAACCACGCAGAAGCCATTACGACTTCCGGTCAGTTGTCGATTCGCTGGATTGAGAAGAAGATGAACTACTTCATGAACAAGCTTCTCAGGTCAGATGGAGTTGATTACGTCATCGCTTCTGATACAGACTCCATCTATATCGACATGGGAGCGGTGGTGGATGCTCTGGGTCTACAGGGTAAGACCGACCACGAGATCTGTCGCATCATCGACAAGTTCTCTGAGCAGAAGATCATTCCTTACATGGAGCAGTCTTATGCTGAACTCGCAGAGATGATGTCTGCCTACAAGCAGAAGATGCAGATGAAGCGCGAGACGATCGCCAACAAGGCGATCTGGAAAGCCAAGAAGATGTACATCATGAACGCGCTGGACATTGAAGGCGTAGAGTATAAGGAACCTAAGCTCAAGCTTCAGGGCATCGAGGCGGTACGGTCTTCTACTCCGCACGTGTGCAGAGACAGCATCATGAACGCTATCAAAGTCATCATGAACAAGGACGTGAACGCGCTGCGGCAGTTCACAAGCTCGTTCAAGGACGACTTCATGAAGCTTCGATTCGAGGAAGTGGCGTTCCCCCGGTCGGTCAAGGACATGGGCAAGTGGAAAGACGGAGCCAGCATCTACAAGAAGGGTACGCCCATTCACGTCAAGGGTTCGCTTCTCTTTAACATGCTCCTGAAGCGCCACGACATCAAGAACATCCAGCCTATCGCGGACGGCGACAAGATCAAGTTCTCATACCTGAAGATGCCGAACCCGATCAAGGATACCGTCATCTCGGTGCCCGAATACCTGCCCGCCGAATTCGAATTGGACCGATATATAGATCGTGACCTTCAGTTCCAGAAGACGTTCTTGGATCCCATCAAGTCGATCTGCGACGTAATCGGCTGGAAACTGGAGGAAACTGCAACGCTGGAGAGCTTCCTTTCATGAAAGACGATGATCTAGATGACGACTTCGGCTTCTCGCTCGTCTCAGAAGACGAGCTAAACGCCGGAGTACAGGACGTCACCGACAAGCTTCACGGCTTGAGAAAGATGGTGATGCCCCTGCTTAATAATCTGATGAAGAACCCGGACAAGGAGTACATCTACTGGCCGGATCGTGTCAAGAAGATCCAAGCGTTTATCAAGAAAATGGACGCATACATCGAACAATAATAGTTTACAAAACAATACAAACAGTATACAATAATACGTCGCATACAGGAGATACATATGTCGCTCAGAGATAAGCTGATTAAGAACAGCACGATTAGTCTTACGAACACACTAGAAGACTCCAAGGTATTCACTACCAAGGACATGATCCCGACTCAGGTTCCCATGATCAACGTGGCTCTGTCGGGTGAGGTAGACGGCGGGTTGACCGCCGGAGTCACCATGATCGCCGGTCCCTCCAAACACTTCAAGACCGCTTTCGCCCTATTGATGGCCAAGGCTTATCTCGACAAGTATGACGACGGTGTCATCCTCCTGTATGACTCGGAGTTTGGTTCTCCCCAAGACTACTTCAAGTCTTTCGGCATCGACTTGGACCGTGTCGTCCATACTCCGGTTACTAACTTCGAGCAGCTTCGACACGACTGCAGCAACCAGCTGGAGAACATCGCCCGTGGCGATCATGTCATGATCTTGGTAGACTCGATCGGCAACCTGGCTTCGCTCAAGGAAGTAGACGACGCCATCAAGAAGGAAGCCTCGCCGGCCGACTTCACTCGAGCCAAGGTCAACAAGTCGTTCTTTCGCATCGTCACTCCCAAGCTCAATCTTCAGAACATCCCGATGGTGGTCATCAACCACACGTACATGACCATGGAGATGTTCTCTAAGCCGGTGGTCGGCGGCGGCACTGGTTCGTACTACGGCGCGGACAACATCTGGATCCTCGGCCGTCAGCAGGAGAAGGACGCCGACAATAAGATCGCCGGATACAACTTCGTGATCAACGTCGAGAAGTCACGCTTCGTCAAGGAGAAGAGCAAGATCCTGATCAACGTCACTCACGAAGACGGCATCAATCGTTGGTCTGGTCTCCTAGAGAACGCCCTAGAAGCCGGCTTCGTCGCCAAGCCGAAGCAGGGTCGCTACGTAGTGGTCGACCCCGAGACCGGCGAGGTCAAGGGCAAGGAGATGAAGGAAGACGCCATCGCCTCGAACGGCGAAGTCTGGAAAGCACTCCTGTCTGACGAGCGTTTCGTAGCGTTCCTTCGTAACAAGTACAAGCTCGGCACCAGCAACATCCTTCAAGACGACGAAGAGTAATATTAATGATCGAGAAAGTAATCCTAGCGAACCTCGCCATGAACGAGGAATTCGCGAGGAAGGTTATACCCTTTGTCAAGCCGGAGTACTTCCACGATCGCGTGGATAAGACCGTCTTTGACTTGATCGACTCCTACTCGAAGAAGTATAACAAGTTCCCGAACAAGGCAGCTCTCTCAGTAGAGCTGTCTGCTCGGGACAACCTCGGCGAAGAGACATTTAAGCAGTGCAGCGAGTTCGTCGATAAGATGCAGCTCGACGACTCTGACTTCGACTGGCTCGTCGACCAGACAGAGAAGTTCTGTCAGGACAAAGCCATCTATAACGCCATCATGACGTCGATCCACATCCTCGACGACAAGACCGGCAAGCTGGCTAAGGGATCGATCCCCAAGCTCCTGTCAGACGCTCTGGCAGTGAACTTCGATACCAGCATCGGCCACGACTTCCTCATGGACGCCGACGCTCGGTTCGAGTTCTATCGCCGACACGAAGAGAAGATTCCGTTCGACCTAGACATGTTGAACAGAATCACTAAGGGCGGCCTGTCGCGTAAGACTCTGAACATCGTCCTGGCCGGTACGGGCGTCGGTAAGTCCATGTTCATGTGTCACGCCGCGGCCAACAACCTGAATATGGGAATGAACGTCCTGTATATTACCCTAGAGATGGCTGAGGAGAGGATCGCCGAGCGTATCGACGCTAACCTCCTCGACATTCCCCTAGACGAGCTCGCCATCGTCCCGAAGGAGTCCTACGAGGCTAAGGTCTCCAGGCTCAAGACCAAGACGAAGGGCAGGCTCATCATCAAGGAGTATCCGACAGCGAGCGCTTCTTCTAGCAACTTCCGCCACCTCATCGAGGAGCTTAAGATCAAGAAGAACTTCGTGCCGGATATCATCTACATCGACTACTTGAACATCTGCGCCTCTGCAAGGATTAAGCATGGAGCCAACGTCAATTCTTATACCTATATCAAAGCAATCGCAGAAGAGCTGCGAGGCCTTGCCGTGGAGTTCGATGTACCTCTCGTCTCTGCGACTCAAACAACTCGAGGCGGATATACGAGCAGCGACCTGGGACTGGAAGATACATCAGAATCCTTTGGACTCCCGGCCACAGCTGATTTTATGTTTGCAATCATCTCGACCGAAGAGTTTGAGTCACTCGGTCAAGTCCTGGTTAAGCAGCTCAAGAACCGTTATTCTGACGTTGGGTCTAACCGCAGGTTTATGCTTGGGGTGGATCGCCGAAAGATGCGTTTCTATGATGTAGAGCAGGACGCTCAGGAGAATCTACTTGACGGACCAGTCATGGACAACACCAAGTTCGGTCAGGAAGATAAGAACCGGTCTGCCGGTAAGTTTGACAAGAAAATGTTTGAGGCATTCAAGTGAAGTATGACATCATCGACCTGAGCGACGAGGGGCTCTACTGCATCCGGGAGATCCCCACGGACAGGATCATCATGGCCAGCGACAGGGAAAAAGTCATTGACGACTACGTCATGAAGCTAAATCGTGGGGCCGGTTTTAACGGCTGGACGCCAAATTTCTTCTTTCTTGACGACTTCGTTGTATAAATAAACTTCACTGACGGACTGGTATGCGCTGCAGCGCAAGAGGCACAGAGTATTCTACATTAGTAAGGAAGAGTCGGGATCACGGTGGGGTTCCGCCCGACCCAGTCTGCTTTAATCATATCGGGGAGGCCTTCGGGCCTCCCCTTTTTCATTTGAATAAATAGTGTAAAACTGAGGGTAGTATGGCTAGTTTAGGATCCATGAGCACTGGTAATATCTTGGCATGGGATAAGTATGTCAAGAATAATCCGCTCTGGGATTCTAAAAAAGAATATGAAATAGAGTATGATAGCGATGCTACGCTCTATGATTCTTCTATGAAAGCCATAGACGTACTAAAGTCCAAGACAAAAATTTACATTACAGACAAAAATATAACTGTAAAAGATAATAAGAAATATGCTAAGGTACGTGCTGGAAGTAAATCTGGCCTGATACTAATAACGAAAATTAGAAAGCCCACCGGTAAAAATACTCTCAAAGATGAACAGATGGCCATTGCGTCATTTGATGCAATGTTCAAGCAAATTGGTCATCCTATTGATATCAAAGTTGGCAAGAATGTTTATAAGGACATAGTAGGCGTAGTAAATGTAAGCGGAACACCGAAGGCAGATTTTGCGCTAATCAATAAGTCTAAGCAAAAGGTGATATTCATTTCACACAAAAAAGCAGGTGGTCCTGAAGCTTTTCAGCAGTATGGTGGTGTTACGGAAAAAGCTGGCGCCGCGATTTATAACCACAGAGAAGTAAAAAGCTTCATGGCTAACGTGGCACAAAATATAAAAAACGGAAAATTATTGAAGCCTCTGTATACCAAAGTAAAAGATCAGCATCTTATTGGTATGTCCATCTACGGTCCAAATTTTGGTAATTCAAAACATAGTGAAGAAAATGTTACTTTGATTGGACAGGGTACTCCGATACTTAATAAAAAAAATGATGATATGTATGAATTAACTTTCTCTAGTCATATGTCAACAAATCCAGATCTTAAGCATTTTACCGGAGGTTATTTGCCGGTGTTAGGTGCTACATATCGTGAGGGGCGTGGATTTGAGTTTAATGGAAAACGTTATGATGGAGCCAGACTCGGAATATATCCAGTAAAACTACTGTCTGGAAGATCCGGCGCAGAAGAAGTATAATGCTATCACTATCAGAACTCTTACTTGAACAGAAGCGCAAGATCCTCCATGTGTTTGACATGGACGAGACGCTGTTTCATTATCCGGACAAGAAGACGGAAGCAAAGATTCATGTCAAGAATCCTGAGGGAAAGCGCGTCAAGTCGCTGACCAACGTACAGTTCAACAATCATAAGCTAGAGCCGCATCACAGCTACGATTTCTCTGAATTCAAGTCGGCCGACACATTTGCCAAGTCTGCGCACCCGATCAACAAGATGATCAAGCGCCTGAAGAACATCCATCGCCGCAACCCGCACGTAGAGATCCTCACGGCCCGTTCTGACATGGACGACAAGGATAAGTTCGGCGCGCATCTGAAGAAGCACGGCATCGACATCGACAAGGTACACGTCCGTCGAGCCGGTAACTTGGACAAGGGCACGCCGGCCGAGCGTAAGCGCAACATCGTGTCCAGCCTGATCAAGCAGCACGGGTACCACGAAGTCCATCTCTACGACGACTCCGAAGACAACCTCACGCACTTTCTAAACCTGAAGCATCATCATCCCGAAGTCAAGCTGGTGGCCCATCACGTACAACATAATAAAGACACCGGAGACACGCAAGTAAATAAGGCTGTAGCAAATCGCTTCAATGACGAGAGTGAGCACGGCGGCATGTCGTTCTACTCGCCAGACGAACGCAAAAGAATCAAGGACGGTACATGAAGAGCTTCGTGAATTTCCTGACAGAGGCGGCAGAGGAAGAGGGCGGCAAGCCCCTGAAGCACCTGACGCACCTAGAAGACCACATCATTCACTCCGGCAACGAGGGTGTAAAGAAGGCCGGTCATGCTCTGGAGGGGACACACGCCGCTCTGCTCGGCAAGAAGTCAGACATGCACATCACCACGAAGTACGACGGCGCGCCGTCTATCGTCTTCGGGTACCATCCCAAGAACGGCCGCTTCTTCGTAGGCAGCAAGTCGGTATTCAACAAGAATCCCAAGATCAACTACACTGAGAAGGATATCGAGCAGAATCACGGTCACGCTCCCGGCCTGGTCGATAAGCTAAAGAAAGCTCTGAAGCACCTGCCCAAGATCACTCCAAAAGCCGGCGTGTATCAGGGCGACGTCATGCACACCAAGGAAGACATTCAGAAGCACGGCAAGAAGCTAAGCTTCACACCAAATACCATCACGTATTCTACGGACGAAGACAGCGCTCAGGGCAAAGCCATCAAGAACTCTAAGTTCGGCGTCGTGGTTCATACCAAGTACGAGGGCAAAGGCGACCTGCATAACATGCACGCCACGCCAAACGTAGACAGAGACAAGTTCAAGCACCATCCCGACGTACACAACATCGATCCTACCATCAAGGCAGACTCTTCGCACTACATGCCAAAGGACCAGCAGAAGTATCACGACGCCATGTCCAAGGCGAAGGCCGCCTACGCCAAGATGCATCCCGACGCTCTGGATAAGATCAAGGGTCATGCCGTGCCCCTGGAAGCGCACGTCAACGACATGGTCCGTAAGGGAGGACACCCGTCTACTGAGGGGTTCGTCAAGCACGTCACGAACTCTATTACCAAAGACATGGACAAGGTAAAGAGCGACAAGGCTAAGCAGCAGCGTAGAGAGAAGCTAGACGCTTTCCTTCACCACGTGTCGTCAAATAAGAAGCACTACGACCAGGCGCTGGAACTGCATAAGCATCTTCAAGACGCCAAAGACGTCCTGACCCATGTCATGGCAAAGAACCAGGAATTTGAGCATCACATCGGCGGAGCCAAGACCGGACCCGAGGGAGCAGTGGCCGTCAGCAAGCACGGTGACATGACGAAATTCGTAAATAGAAAACAATTCTCGCGCCAGAACTTCCTGGCCGGTAAGATGCAGCAGGCCAAGAAAGAAAAAAATGAAGAAGTATAGAGACTTCCTGGCTGAAGAAGCCGATGCTCCCAGGCGTCCCGTGGTCATGGCCTTTGGCCGCATGAACCCGCCTACCACCGGTCATGCCAAGCTGGTAGATAAGGTCCATGAGCTGGCGAAGAAACACGGCGCACATCATCAGGTCATCCTGTCCGGATCACACGACAAGGCAAAGAATCCGCTGGATCCAGAGACGAAAGTAAAGCACGCCAAGCGCTTCTTTCCCAACACGCATATCAGGGCTGCCACCAAAGCCGAGCCCACGCTGCTGCATCATGCCGCTCGTCTAAACAAGGCGGGTCATGACCATCTTATCATGGTCGCCGGGTCCGACCGCGTGCACGAGTATCATAAGCTATTGAACACATATAACGGCAAGCCAGACAAGAAGGGTCACATTCCGTTCAGCTTCAAGAAGATCAGTGTCGTGTCGGCCGGCCATCGCGATCCAGACGCAGAGGGGGCCGAGGGAATGTCTGCCTCGAAGATGCGTGAGCACGCCAAAAACAACAACTTCAAAGAATTCAAGAAGGGCATTCCTTCACACGTATCTCATGAACACGCCAAGGAGCTATTCCATGACGTACGCAACTCGGCGGGGCATGAATAATGGCACAGTTTAGAAAAGACACGCATCAGTATTTAAATCAAGAGAGGACGATCTTCGAGGTCGTCATGCTCGCCGATCAGTTTGGTAATCTGATTGGACCGGCTAACCCGTCTGGAGCGGCAGTCGACGCTTTCGGTAGATCGCGCGCCTCGCTTCCGTTCACACTGTTTGAGTCGAGCTATCGCTACGGCGACAACGGTAAGTTTGCTACCGCAAATACTACAGGCGGCTCATTTGGATTTATAGCCAATACTGCTTCTGTGGACCTAACCGTCAGCACCACTTCCGGCGCATCGGTATATAGAGAATCGACTAAAGTATTCGCTTATCAGCCTGGTAAGTCTTTACAGATACTTAGCACGTTTGTCATGAATCCCGCCAAGACAAACCTTCGTCAGCGCGTCGGCCACTTCACAGCTAACAACGGGTTTTATCTAGAGCGCTCAAGCCTAACTACTTCTGGAGTATGCTTTGTAGAGAGATCATCCGTTACAGGTGCTGTAGTAAACACTCCTGTAGATCAGGCTAGCTGGAACGTAGACAAGCTCGACGGCACTGGAGCTTCTCTCATAACTCTGAACTTAGACGACCCGCAGATCCTGTTTGTCGACATGGAGTGGCTCGGTGTCGGGTCTGTCAGAATGGGATTCGTCATCAATGGTCAACTCATCATCTGCCACGTATTCAACCACGCCAATATAGACACTGCTGCTAAGGGTGCCTATATCCAGACTGCTACTCTGCCGGTAAGATACGAGATCGAGAATACTGGAGTGACTTCTGGTTCCAGCACGCTAAAACAGATCTGCTCGTCTGTGATATCGGAGGGTGGCTACGAACTCATCGGTAAGTCGAGAGAAGTCGGCCTCGAGCCAACATCGGCTAGCCAGATAGCTCTCACGTCAGCGGGTACTTATTATCCGGTGATGTCGATCAGGCTGAATCCAGCGTTTCCAGACGCCGTCGTAGTGCCAAAGCAGATAAGCCTGCTTCCCGTTAACGCGTCCCACTATAGATACAAGATCTTAGTAGGTGCGACTATTAACGGCGCGGTGTGGGCAAACGTGACCACAGATTCTATAGTTCAGTATAATACCAATACGACAGCTACCGTATCCGGCGGAAACTCCGTAACTTCTGGATACATCACGTCTACAGTTCAGGCAGCCGGTTCTGTTCAGCTGGTAGACAGCCTGTTCAAGTATCAGCTCGAGAGAAACTCTCTGGCTAATACTACGACAACGTTTACTCTGGCCGTCACGGCTGGTACCAGTACGTCAAACGCGGCCGGCGGCATCATCTTCGAAGAGGTAGTGTACTAATGAGTAAGAAGAGGGGTCTCTGGGACAACATTCACGCTAAGCGCAAGAGAATTAAGCAAGGTTCTGGCGAGCGCATGCGTAGACCGGGAGAGAAGGGCCGTCCAACCGCAGCTGACTTCAAAGCTTCGCAGGCTAACGAGGAGATGACTGCCACGAGCGGCGAAGTTCGTGGCATGGGATACGTCTCCGGAGACCCGGCCGCCTTTCCAGACGCCATTCAGAGATACGTCGCCGGTAACGTAGTAGACAGCGACCAGCAGAATAACCAGCTATTCAAGAAAGTCAAGGAAGTGCACGGCGCCCTTCATAGCAAAAAGACAGCCTATGAAAAGCGTACACAAAAGGAATCAGTCGAAATGCAAGAGGCTACGAATCCGGCCGCAAAGAGAGTCAAGCTCATCAAGCGAGTATTGAAGCCAGCTCATGACAGCTCCAAGCATTTCAAGACCAAAGAGACGGTAGAACCGCAGTCAAGAGACTCAGACGATCCAGACTCGCGCTTTGACGCCACAGACTCGGCGGTTCGTATCTACAAGAAAGATACGCCGGGTCAGTGAAGTTATAAATACTGCAAAACGGAATTAACATGAGCACACTAGACACCATCAAGAGAGTCATCCTCGAGGCGCAGTACAAGGGAAGAGAAGTTCCCTTGAACAAGCCAATGAAGGGCGACGTCAAGAAGTCTAAGGTGTTCGTGAAGGATCCAAAGACCGGTAACGTCAAGAAGGTCAACTTCGGCGATAAGAACATGACCATCAAGAAGGACCAGCCGGGTCGAAAGAGATCTTACTGCGCCCGTTCGTCGGGTCAGGGTAACTTAAACAAGAAGACCAGCGCTAACTACTGGTCTCGCCGCGCCTGGAATTGCTAGGAGATATCATGGAAAAACTGATCGCACAGATGAAGGTGGTACAGGCTTCAGTATTTGCCCTGTATCTCAAGGCACACAACTACCACTGGAACGTAGAGGGCCCGGACTTCGGTCAGTACCACTCCTTCCTGGACGGGCTGTACAACGAGTGGTGGGCATCAGTAGACGCTATCGCCGAAGAGATTCGCTCTACTCGCTCTTACGCTCCGGGTTCTTTGAGCCGCTTCAAGGAGCTGTCGGTAGTAGAAGACGAAGTCAACATTCCCACTCCGCTCAGCATGCTCGCCAAGCTCAGAGACGACAACGCTAAGGTCATCGAGGAGCTAGTCAAGGCTCGAGCCATGGCAGAGGACGCTAAGGCGTTCGGCCTAGTAAACTTCTTTGAAGATCGTATCGATAAGCACTATAAGAATGACTGGATGCTTAGGGCTTATACGAGGTCGTAATGGGAACTATAACGCAGGGTAAGTTTGTCGGATCTAGCTCGGCTTTCAAGTCTCGTATGACAAAGAAAGCCAGCTCTGGTATTGCCCTAGGTACAGCTCGTAAGCAGGACCTAGAGACGAAGGCTATCAATGACAAGCGCGATCAGGAACAGGCAAAGACAAAAGAGATATCTCGCAGAGAGAAGGAAAGAAAAGCTATGCAGAGCGACCTGGAAAAGCGAGTATCTGAACAGACCAACCCGAATAGGAATACCGATCTCAGACGTAAAGTCGTCAATGTCGGTCGTCCTGACACGGCCAAAGATCCTATGGACGTCCGTGCTAAACTGGTTAAGCAAGCAGAAATCAAGAACAAAATAATCGACGAAAATCAGGAGAAATCGATGACGCTTCAGAAGTACCATAACCTGTCGGACGACCTAGTAGCAGCGGTTCGCGGCGTGCTCGAGGGCAAGAATCCGTTCGCCAAGAAGGACGACGAGGACAAGAAGAAGCCGTCTAAGGAAGACGATGACGCCGACGACAAGGACACGAAGGCGAAGAAGGACGACGACTCCGACGACGAGGACGAAGGAGACGACGATCAGGACAAGATGGTCGGCAAGGACGGCAAGAAGACTAAGGTCGACATCTCTCCGAAGATGAAGACTGCCAACGAGGAGCTGAAGGGCGGCCAAAAGAAGCTCGACAAGAACCACAACGGCAAGCTCGACGCTCAGGACTTCAAGATGCTCCGTAAGGAAGAACTCGAGCATATCGAAGAAGGCATGACTCATACCGTTTGGTTCCAGAAGGGAACTAAGGTAGGCGCTCGTTCAGCTCGTGGTGTCGGCGTAACAGCCAAGAACGATAAGCACGCCATCGAAGTTGCTAAGCAGCAGTTCCCGGATCATAAGAATGGCTGGTTTGTCGACAAGATCAAGTCGCATGCCAAGGAAGAAGCCGAGCAGATCGACGAAATTTCAAAAGGAAAAGCTATTAAGGCATATGCTTATGCTGCTAGCGTCGGTGATCAAATGACAGATAAGATGTCTGATCAACATGATCGTTTAAGAGGCCATATCAAGAGAAAGTTCGGTGATAAGGCTGCAGCGCATGCTGATAATGCTGCATTTGCGGAATATTGGGGTCGTGGGACACCAAGACCAGGAAAAGATAAGTTAGCATCAAATCTTACAGCAGATAAGATGCGTAAGACTCAGTCTGGTATGATTCATAAGCAAGATCTTGATAAGAAAAAGAATGAGATCAAGAGACGTATGAAAGAAGAAGTCACTCTCTCCGACGACGAGACAGCTCGCATTCTCGCTAAGCTAAACGAAGCCAAGGGCGACGACGAGGATCAGCATGACGGTCCGGAGCATATCGTGATGCAGCTGCGCAAGGCTAAGTCGCTGGGCGCGGCCAACCGTCCGATTCACTTCCATGACGGCTCGAAGGTCAAGGTATCTTCTGCGCACGTTCAGAAGGCGCTGGACATGCACGGCTCGTTCAAGAAAGCTCCAGAAAAGGATGAGTTCACGCAGAAGCTGCAGGCTTCACACGCCTCGTTCAAGAAAGCTCTGGGAGAGCAATGAGGAAATTCTTAAGCTTCGTCGAAGCTAAGAAACAAGACAAGAAAAAGAAGTCGGAGCCTAGCGCCCCGACTTCTACCTCGTCCCCGCTGCGAGGTGCTAATCAGGACTATTCGGGGGTCAGTCCCAGTCACGACCATACCGACTATACAGTAAGCGACTGAGAATATAAACAAATGACACATAAACATCATATAATCACATGTATGGAATAACTGGAAAAAATCATCCGAGATATGGAGTCGTTGGAGCGGCCGCTGGAAAGCGTTGGTACAATGATCCTATAAATAACAAAGAAATTTATTGTGTTGAGAATAATCAACCAAACGGATATGTCTTAGGACGACTAAAAAGAAGGAATAAAGAGCATGCAATGGGGTAGAAACGATCAGGCTGTTACCGCCAACAGCACGACAACTAAAGAGACGTCGAACGGCGCGCCGATCGGTACCTATGCGCTGGTCAAGGGCTCTGGCCTGTCAATCAGCATGGTGGCCAACGCGCACTATGGTAACACGTCTGCTGGATCTCGCGCCAGCGTAGACGCAACGATGTTCAGCAACGTCACACCGGGCGCCTTCATTAATAACATGGCAACCGGCGTATTTGGCGTAAGCGCCCAGGAAATGGCGAACAACACTCTGAATAATTCTCCGGAACACGCCGCACATGCCGGTTGGACGTATCGTAAAGCCGGTACAGGCCCGATCGTCTCGGTATCAGCCAACGTCACTGGAGCATCGGCGTATAACAACAACGACTTGCTGGTTGTCAGATCGACTCAGGCCGGCGGTAACGCTACCATCTCCATGACGACAAATGCAACCGGTGGCAACCTGGTCCTAGTCATCGCGAATGCTGGCGCAGGATTCCTAGTGACATCGATTCCTACGTCAAACCTGGTCATCACCAATTCTACGGGTGGAACCGCGGCCGGTAACAGCACAGTAACCATCTTCACGGTTACAGCTGGTGGCCGCGCCGGCCGTGTACACTCAGAGACTCTGGTAGCTATGGGCTCTCTCGGCACGAATAGCACATCTTCTACCGGTGTATATGGCGCTACAGATACGGTGGCCGACGCCTCTTCGGATAATACTCAGTATCCGGGCAGATAATATCCTAGGTAGCTGGTAATGACCGATACCGCAAAAAAGACATCCGAGCTGGCTACGGCTAACACCATAGCCGGCTCGGACCGTTTAGTGTTCCTGTATCAGGCGAACTCGTCTGCTCCCTCGACACGCACTATCACGGTAAAGAATTTTACTACGAATCTGATTTCGGGTCCGTATACAAATGACGCGGCCGCCAATACGGCCGGAGTGGCCCTAAAAGGTCTATATTACGACGCATCGGGTAACGTAAAGATTCGCTTAACATGATATGAATGAAACTTTAAATGATGATAACTTCCTGATCTACGCGGCAAAGCACTACGATAATTCTCATTGTTGCTCCACCGACGAGTTCCTGGAAGACCTGAAAAGATTGAAGTATATCAAGAAGCTACTGACTAGGTACGCCGAGACTGGCGAGCTCAAGGAACGCTTGATCTTAAATCATATCATAGTATTGAACAATATGTTTGGCGCCGAGCATGTGTGCAGGATCCTGTACCTTAAACTCGGCGATTATTTTAACTACATCATGCCGTTCTTGGTGCTGTTGAATGTCCTTCCGGACAAGTTGTATAATATAAGAGAGCAATCTGTGGTGGACTTAGATATGATCACCATGGATACGAAGATAGTAGATAAGCTGAGGAAGATCTGATGTCGAAAAAGAAGAAGCAAGACAGAACTGCCCGTAGAGCTCTTGAGCTATTCAAAGACAATCGCTTCGCTAAGCGTGTCGTGAAGAGCAAGAAGGCTTATGACCGTAAGCGTGACAGAAGAGTGGTAAACGAGACAGAGTCTGCCACTCCAGTCAACGCCATGGGCGCGTCTTCTACTACGCAGGGTCCGATCCAGACTTATGACCCGCTCCTGAAGCTCGGCAAGAACAAGCTCATGAAGTTCTCCATGTTCAAGAGAAAGCCTGTCTAATGGCCGTCTCTAGCAGAACGTCAGATATACGTCGGGCTATAGAGAAGCTAATCGACATTCACGGAGACATCAGCAAGATGCTGGCTCTTCATGAACAAAGACTGACTCAGCACGAGAAGACGCACGAAGCTCTGGCCAACGACGTAGAAAAACGTCGTCTGGAAATCAGAGACGTCACTGGCGACTTGTATAAAGAGATCGACCAGAAGACTACTGGAATTATGGAAGAAATCAAAAAGAACGCCGAGAAGACTTTTGATCAGCACAGCAAGCTAAACGAAAAGATCACGAATCTTTCGCGATTCATCTGGACCGGCATCGGCGCCAGCATCGGTCTAAGCGTCATAGTTTCCATGGTTACTGTAGGCGTTAATATCTTTCACGTGTTGAAATAACAGTATACAACCCGTGTCATCGTTGGTATAATAGGTTATTACCTATTCATCAATGGTGTCTATCATGGACTGGCTGGAAAGCAAGTACATCGGCCTAGTGTCGCCTAGGCTGACCGGCTTCAAGAAGAAGTCAGGAACTAGTTACAACTTCAGGTGTCCCATCTGCGGGGACTCCAAGAAGAGCAAGAACAAGGCTCGAGGCTGGATCTTTGAGAAGTCCGGCAAGAG